ACAGAAGCTGTTGTTCGTTTTCAGGCACAGGCTATGGGAGAGATATTCCCACCCAGTGGCCCTGTACGCACAAAGATAGTGGGAAAAAACACAAAAGAAAAAACAGCACAGTCACAACGTGTTGAGGATGAAATGAACTATCTTCTGACAGAAGACATGACGGAGTATCGTGATGAAATGGAGCAAATGCTGTTTCGTCTACCTCTAGCAGGCTCTGCTTTTAAGAAGGTGTATTACGATCCGATTATGGAAAGACCATGCTCTATGTTTGTCCCTGCTGAAGACTTTGTAGTCTCTTATGGTGCAAGTGATCTTATGTCTTGCCCACGGTACACCCACATTATGAAAAAAACAGAGAATGAAATCAAAGAGCTTATGGTGAATGGTTTTTATCGTGACGTTGAACTAACAGACCCACAACAGGACGAATCAGAAATACAGGAAAAGTATGACGAGATGGATGGGGCTGAACACGTTTACGAAGACGATGAGAGATACACTATCCTTGAGATGCACGTTGACATTGATATGCCAGAGCCATTTCAGGATAGCGATGGATTAGCAAGACCCTATGTGATTACAATAGATAAGTCATCACGAGCCATATTATCCATTAGAAAGAACTGGTATGAAATCGATCCTAAGAAAACTAAACGTCAGCACTTTATTCACTACAAGTACCTACCAAGCCTTGGCTTCTATGGTACAGGACTTATACATCTTATTGGTGGGTTGGCTAAATCGGCTACGTCCATACTGCGTCAGCTTATCGATGCAGGTACTCTATCGAATTTACCTGCTGGCCTTAAAGCTCGTGGTCTTAGGATTAAAGGGGATGATTCGCCTCTCATGCCTGGTGAGTTCAGGGATGTCGATGTCCCTGGTGGTGCGATACGAGATTCCATTACGTTTATACCTTATAAAGAACCATCCTCAGTATTATACCAGTTGTTGGGAAATATTGTGGAAGAGGGAAGACGAATTGGGTCGGTAGCTGATGTACAAGTGGGTAATATGAACCCACAAGCCCCAGTGGGTACAACACTAGCCTTGTTAGAGCGATCCATGAAAGTGATGTCTGGGGTGCAAGCACGATTACACGCCTCTTTGAAAAAAGAACTACGCATACTAGCTAAGTGTATCCATGACTTCATGCCTCCAGAATACGCTTATGAAACAGAAGAGGGTAGCTTCTCACGAACAGAAGATTTTGACGGACGAGTGGATGTAATCCCAGTATCCGATCCCAATGCCTCTACAATGGCACAACGAGTAACACAATATCAGGCAGCCCTACAGTTAGCCCAACAAGCACCACAACTATACGATATGGGAAAGCTACATCGACAGATGCTAGAGGTGTTAGGAATAAAAGATGCAGCCGATATTATCAAACTACCTGACGATATAAAGCCGAATGATCCAGTAACAGAAAACATGGCGATCATGAAGCAAGAACCTGTCAAGGCGTTCAAGTACCAAGACCATGAAGCCCACATTGCTGTACATACTGCTGCTGCTCAAGATCCGAAAATACAGCAAATCATTGGTCAATCGCCATTTGCGTCTGCTATACAGAATGCCTTGGCAGCTCACATTACCGAACACGTTGCGTTCCAGTATAGAAAAGAGATAGAAAAGCAGTTAGGTGTGGAAATGCCAGACGAAGACAAGCCTTTACCAGAGGACGTAGAGGAAGAATTGTCAAAACTAACGGCAGAAGCTGCAGCTAAAGTCCTGAAAAAGGGTCAGGCAGAGATGGCTCAGGCTGAAGCAATGAAAAAACAGCAAGACCCACTGACAATTATACAGCAAAGAGAGTTAGCCTTGAAAGAAGCTGAGTTTGAACACAAAAAACAGCTTGATATTGCTAAATTGCAGTCTGATGTACAGAAAACTAAGTCAAATGAGAAGATACAAGGGGCTAAATTAGGTATTCAGGTAGCTACAGAGGCCGATAAATCACAGAAAAAGGCTATAAAAGACGGTGTAGACATAGGATTAAACCTTGCAAGGGATTTAGCCTCTGATGAATGACGATTATGGGCTGATTTTAAAACGAATCAGTGATCAAAAGACCCAAATACAGGAACATTTGTGCATGGGAGGGGCAAAAACCTTCGATGAATACACTTCAATGGTCGGTGAATACAGAGGATTGCTTAAAATAGAGCAAGAAATTTTAGACTTGCAAAAAAAAGCCATTGAGGATTAAATAATCCCAACGTACTTAAACGCAAGGCAACTGTGAGCCTAAATCACTGCATGAGGTAAAAATGTATCAAGCTGTAAAAAAGGAAAGTGACGAAAAAGTTGCTTCCAAAATGCCCCAACCAAAGGGCTACAAACTCTTAATATCCCCAGTTGAAGTAGATGAGAAAACCGAAGGTGGTGTGTATATGCCAGACGCATTGAGAGATGCTGAAGGTATAGCATCAATTATAGGTTTTGTTGTAAGCATGGGTTCTGACGCTTATAAGGATAAAGATAAGTTTCCAAACGGTGCTTACTGCAAAGAGGGTGACTTTGTGATCTTTCGATCTTATTCAGGCACTCGATTTAAAATTCACTCACAAGAATTTAGATTAATTAACGATGACACAGTGGAAGCTGTTGTTGATGACCCAAGAGGATATAAAAGGATATGAACGAAGTAGCAGAAAAAATGGAGGAGCAAGAAACCCAACAGGATTTAGACTTTGGGGAAGATAAGCCAGTACAGTCACCAAAAGCCAATGACGCACCGTTTGAGGTAGAAATTGTTGACGACAGACCTGAAGAAGACAGAGTTGCAAAGAGAAACGAGAGTGCAACCACTAATGTTGAGGATGATGACGATGAAGCCAAAAACTATAGTGAGAAGGTGCAAAAGCGTATAAAGGCTTTAAAATACGACTATCACGAAGAGCGTAGAGCCAAAGAAGAAGCCTCTCGTCTACAGGAAGAGGCACTAAACTACGCCAAAAAACTTCAGAAAGAAAACGAAGAACTGCGTAAAAGTCTATCTGATGGTGAGAGTGTCTTAATAAATCAGGCTAAAGGTAGAGTAGATGCAGAGCTAGAAAAGGCTAAAAAGGATTATAAAGAGGCTTACGAATCAGGTGATCCAGATAAGTTAGTTGAGGCATCTTCTGAGTTGGCAAGGATACAAAGTGAAAAACAACGTGTTGATAGCTATGTGCCACCAAAGCCACAACAACCTAGAAAACAAGAGACACCAATACCTCAGCAACCCCAGAAACCACAGGTAAGTCAGAGAGCCTTGGACTGGGCAAATGAGAACACATGGTTCAATAAAGACAGTCGGATGACCTCGTATGCCTTTGGTATTCATGAGGAGTTGGTAAAAAAAGGTGTTGTCGGAGACAGCGAAGAGTATTATAAAGAGATAGATAGGGAAATGCGAAAAGTTTTTCCAGACAAGTTTGACGATGTTATTGAAGATGAGGAAACGCAACAGAGTCAGACTGGCAACGTGGTTGCCCCCACCAAACGGAGTGCAAAAAAACCACGCACAGTGCGACTGACCTCAACCCAAGTGAACCTCGCTAGACGCTTGGGTCTCACAAAAGAGCAATATGCAGCGCAACTAATGAAGGATCAAGGAAATGGCTGATAGAGAACCAAGAGATAACGAAACAAGAGAAATGGAATTTCGTAAGAAATCATGGGAAAGACCTACGTTGTTGCCAACACCTAATCCCAGACCTGGGGTTAAGTTTCGTTGGATACGAACAGCGATCATGGGTCAATCAGATAACCCTAATGTATCTGCAAGGTTTCGTGAAGGTTGGACACCTGTCTTAGCCAAAGACCATCCTGAGTTACACGTTATGTCTGACATCGATTCACGATGGAAAGACAATATTGAAATTGGTGGTCAGCTACTCTGTAGCATATCAACCGAAAAAGTAGAAGCTCGTAAGGAAGCCCACAAAGAAATGGCTAACAGGCAAATGGAATCTGTGGATAATTCTTTCTTGCGTAATAATGATCCTCGAATGCCAGTTCTGAAACCAGAGCGAAGCACTCGAACAACTTAATGGAGGTAGACATATGTCTAGCATATCTGCTCCTTTTGGGTTAAGACCAGTAGGAACATTAGGTGGCGAATACACTGGTGGTTTTCGTCAATATCCTATCCTATCTTCTCAATCCACAAGGATTTGTTACGGTGATGTCGTTAAGCTAAATGATGACGGTGGAACCACAACGATAGCGAAAGATACAGGTACAAGTGCAGCAACACCTATCGGTATTTTTCTAGGATGTCGTTATATTGATGTAAGCACAAGTCAGCTTACATTTTCATCTCAATGGTCAGGTGCAGCCCATACCAGTGGTATGGCGTATGTTGCTGATGATCCAAACATTCTTTTTGCTGTACAAGCAGACGGAGCAGTCACTGATGATGATCTTGGTGCTAACGTAGAGTTAGAGCAAACAGCATCAAGTGCCACGTTTGGTATCTCTCGTGTTAGTATCGATATTAGCACAACAGCTACAACAGCTTCACTACCTGTAAGGATTGTTGATTTTCTTGGAGGTCACGATGGTGACGAAAGAGGAACATCATTCCCAATAATGCTTTGTAAGTTTAACACAGGGCATCAATTAGGTGTAGGTGTCGTTTCAGGCGCAGCACCAGGAGGAGGCTAATCATGGCTGTAATGAGTAGAGCAAATCTCTTAAAAGAGTTACTCCCAGGTTTAAACGCATTGTTTGGATTGGAGTATGAAGGCTATGAAAACGAACACGCTGATATTT